AATACTACAGAAAGATGGCTGTTTCAAACATTCTATAATCTGTATAATCGATTTATCGATACTAAAAACCCTCCTTTCGGAGGGTTTTTTTTCGCCTGATAAAAGCTTTTAGAAATCGCCTTCTGCAACTTGAACGCAGGTGGTTCCTCTATTTCTCCACATATCAACGACTTTATTTCTATCGTCAAAGACAAGGTCGATTTTACCACCTAACTCTTCGAATTGGTCTGCAAGGTCAGATTTGAATTCTGCATCACATCTGAAATCGTCATTAGGTCTAAGAAAGACTCCTTTGTGATTATCACCAATCCATTCAGAAATTTGTTTCTCAGTAACTTCTCTTTCAGATTCGTTTCTTGCTGAGAAGAATGCAACTTCATCTCCTTGTGCAATAAATCTCTTTGCAATATCACAAACCCATTCAACAGGAGTATCGTTTACTGTTTCTTTTCTAAAAGAAGACCAGTCTTTGTTTCCACCAGAAACAAAATGTCTTCTATGTTCAACATCTGCGATAGTTCCGTCTACATCAAAAATAACTGTTTTTCTCATGGTTCTATTATACGAAAAAAGTGACCGCTTTGTCAACGCATAAATATAAATAGTTATGTAACGGAGAATATTATGACTGAGTATGAAAAAACATTGAAAGTAATGGAAGGACCATGGGAAGCAAAGGCATTTCCTAATGGTGAAGAAACAACAGATGGAGTAATTAGTAGAAGAATTATTACCCTATACCAAAAAGATGGTTATCTTTGTGAAGAAGAGGTAACTAGAGAGTATAGAGGTGATGATTACTTTGATACATCATCAACAAAGAGAGTATTAAAACTTGACAACTAATATCAATAAATCGATTCTTAATAAGAACAACTTTAGACTACTCATAGAGAAAATACCAACAGTTGAATACTATGTTCAATCTGTTAATATTCCTGGTCTATCATTTACCAACATTAATGTTGGTGCAGGTGTTGGTTTAGATGCCAAATTTCCAGGTGATAAGATAGAGTTTGGTAAATTAACAGTTAAGTTCTTAGTAGATGAAGATTTAGAAAACTTCAAAGAAGTTTATCAATGGATGAATGCAATTGTTCCTATTAAAGACCCAGCAGATTTTGGTGCATATGTTGGCACAACTCAAACTGCAACAGGAACATTGAGTGGTATAGATAATGATATGAATCAATACTCTGATATCACATTAGTTACAAATACAAACAAGAACTTACCAAATAAGTTCTTTAGATTCCATGACTGTTTCCCTGTATCATTGGGAGAGTTGGAATTGATTTCAGGTGGTGATAGTGAACCTGTTACATGTCAAGTTGAGTTCGAATTCTCATACTACGACATAGAATCCTCTTCTTAAATCCCCTTATAAATACTAGTATATTATGATATAATGGTCGTATATGACTTTAGATGAAATTAAATTGATGTGGAAAGAAGACTGTATTGTCGATGATATAGAACTCGATAAATCAAGTCTTGATGTCCCTAAACTACATGCAAAGTATTCAGAGTTACTTTCTGATACTTTAGTCAAACTCAAACAATGTCAGTTTCAATACAACTTACTAATCAAAGATAAGTGGTTGTGGTATAACGGAAAGTTAGACAAAGAAACTATAGATAAACATGGTTGGAAAGATGACCCATTTGATGGTATGAGAGTAATGAAAGCAGACATGCATTACTTCTTTAACTCAGATGAAGACTTAACCAAACTAAAAGCAAGAGAAGATTTACTCAAAATACAACTAGACTTCCTCAAAGAGTGTATGCAAAACATCACTTGGAGACACCAAACGATTAAGAATACAATCGATTGGAGAAAGTTTATGGCGGGCCAATAATGTTATACGAAAATTATATCTATGGATTACCAGGTCATTTTACTGATGAAGAGTGTAATACAATTATAGAAATTGCAAATAATAATAAAATTGTAGAGGGTCAAGTTGGTCCTCAAACAGATGCTAAAAAGAATGAGGGTAAAACTGTAGATGCAATAAGAAGTTCGTCTATCGTATGGATAACACAAGAAATGTTACCTGCAAGTATTGAAAATAAAATTCACAATGCGATGAATCAAGCATTAACAGAAACAAAGTGGAATTTTGATATATCATATAGACAAGCATATCAGTATACAATTTATAACGCACCAGAAACCACAAAGAAAAGTAAAGGTGATTTCTATACATGGCATACTGATGCAGGTCCTGAGGTTAACAAAGATAATCAATTAAGAAAATTAAGTTTTACATTACAACTATCACATCCAGATGAATATGAGGGTGGTTATTTTCAATGGTTAGAACCTCAAAGATGTTTTGACCACATGCAAGATAACGCCACCATAGATATGACAAATGGTATAAAAACTTTACCATATTCAGTTAAAGATAAAGGTTCAATCTTTTTCTTTCCTTCTTTTGTTCATCATCAAGTAACACCTGTTACAAGAGGTCAAAGAAAATCCTTTGTCGGTTGGTGCGTGGGCAATCAGTATGTCTAATATAGTAAGAGTTTCGAAAATAGATGAAGTCTTTTTAAAAGTCCATTGTGATGATGGTCTTGCAAGAGACTTATATGATTTCTTTTCGTTTACAGTTCCAAATGCAAAGTTTATGCCGTCTTATAGGAACAAATTTTGGGATGGTAAAGTTAGATTATTCTCAATCAAAACAAATAAGATTTACATAGGTCTTTTACCTTACATCGATGAATTCTGTAAAGAACGAGGGTTTGAGTTCGAAGGAGTTACAGATGTATTAGGTGAGAAAGAAAGGCAACCTGATTTAGATAACTTTGTCAAGTCGCTTGACTTACCATTTGAACCTCGTGGATATCAATTAGAAGCATTAAAATCCAGTATTCAGTATGGAAGACAACTATTATTATCCCCAACTGCAAGTGGTAAATCTCTTATCATCTATATGTTGGCAAGATACTACAACAAGAAAACAATTATTATAGTGCCTACTACATCACTTGTAGAACAAATGACAAAAGACTTTATAGATTATGGTTATAAAGAACCAGTCTGTAAGATATATCATGGTCAAGAAGTATTCGATGCACCAATAACAGTTACAACATGGCAGAGTTTTGCAAAGGCACCTAAAGAAGTATTGCAATCTTTTGATGTAGTTGTTGGTGATGAGGCACATCTATTCAAGGCACAAACACTTAAAGGTATCTTAGAGAAGATGAAGACTACTGCAATTAGAATAGGAACAACAGGAACATTAGATGGTACCGAAGTTCATAGATTACAATTAGAGGGTCTTTTTGGTCCTGTTAAGAAAGTAGTATCATCTTCTGAACTCATAGAAGACGGCACGATTGCAAAAATTGATATACAATGTGTCATACTTCGTCATACCAAACAGAAGAAAATGTCATACCAAGATGAAATGGACTATCTAGTATCACATCAAGGCAGAAATCATTTTATAACTAATCTAGTGGGTTCATTAAAAGGAAATACACTAGTCTTGTTTCAATACATTGAGAAACATGGTCAACCATTATGGGAGATGTTCAATCCTATGGTTGCAAGAAATAAAGGAACACTACACTATGTTCATGGTGCAACTGATACAGAAGATAGAGAATCAGTCAGAGAGATAGTAGAGAGAGGCACAAATAATGTCATACTAGCATCATACGGAACATTCTCTACAGGTGTTAATATTAAAAGAATCGATAATGTTGTATTCGCAAGTCCTTCAAAATCGAGAATACGAAATCTTCAATCTATAGGAAGAGGTCTTCGTAAAGCAGAGGGTAAAGATAGTATGAGACTATTTGATATTGCAGATGATTTGCAATGTGAAAATCATACACTAAACCACTTAAAAGAAAGGATAAATATCTATAACGAGGAAAGTTTTCCTTATGAAATACAACAATTCGATTTAAAGTAATGGCAACACCAGCAGATTTATCACCCAAACAATACGAAGTTTTAAAATTAAGAAATGGTTTAGAAGTTGTCGGTATGACAAGAGATACCTCACAAGGTATTGAAATTACTTTACCAATGGTTTGCAGACTATCATCAGGTCCAACACCTGTAGAAACACTTGCAACATTTTACCCTTATGCACCTTTGACATCAGATACAAAGGTCACGGTACCTATAGACCACATTCTACATAGAAATATAATGAATGAACAATACATTCCTTTTTATGACGAAGCATCTTCTCAATGGTTAGATATGTTAGAAAACAATTCTATACCTTTGATAAACGGAACTGCAAAAAGAAAATACATCGATAAGGTTTTACAGAATCTAATTGATGAAGTTTCTGGTCGTGATGAAATGTATGACTATGAAGATTTCGATTTAGAGTTCGAAGAATCTCTCCCACCTACAGACAAAAAGAAACTTCATTAGGTTTCATCTTTTACTAAATAAGTTGCGTATAATCCTTGTCTATATACTATTATACAAAATATTTATAACTTAATTTTAGGAAAACCATGACGACAGCAACAATGATTGCGAAGAGCATGGTGCGAAAAGCTAGAGAAGTCAACCATACAGTTAGACCTTTAAAGAGAAAACTTGTTGACACTATCGAATTTCTAGTGCTGATGACTCTTCCATTTGCCTTACCATTTATAGTAATATATTTCTCAACCTCAATGAGGATATATTAGTGTCTAAGAAACAAGCAGAAAAACTTAGAGATACCTTGGAGATAACTACACTCGTAGCTATCTTCATGGTTTCTATTGTATCAGTATCAGGAATAACATGAGTATAGAAAGAAAAGCATTACAAGTTGTAAATCTCTCACCTAACGAATCGGTAATTGAAAAAATTGTCGAAGTTCACCCAATGAAACAAGTTGCAATAATGTCCGTTGTGCAAGTGCTTGTTTTCGGTTTTATGTTACTTGCATTCTGGACAATAGACCAGTTCGTATGAAACACTATATAGTATATACAATATTAAGTCTATGTATGTTTTACCTTGGAACAGGTGATATGGACCGAATGAGTCGTGCCGTTGAAAGAAGAGTAGAAAGTATCTCTTCCTAATGGTTCCCTAACCGGCAACATATTCATTTTATCATAGATTTTCCTCCTGTATAGGGGTTTTTTAATAAAAAGTTAAAAAAAATAAATATAAAAACCACCTTACAGGACACAGGAAATTGTGTATAATGTATACATGACAACGAAAAAACAAAACGAACACTATGTAAACAACAAAGAGTTCACCGAAGCAGTTGCCGAGTATTCAAACGGAATCAAAGAGGCAAAGGCAAACGGTACTGAACCTCCTAAAATGTCTGAATACATTGGTGAATGTATCTACAAAATTGCTACTCGTTTATCGACTAGACCAAATTTTATCAATTACACCTACAGAGACGAAATGATATGTGATGCAATCGAGAATTGTATACAATATATCGGTAACTTCAATGTAGAAAAATCAAACAATGCATTTGCATACATTACTCAAATATGTTACTATGCATTTCTCAGAAGAATCCAAAAGGAAAAGAAACAAGTCTATATCAAACAGAAGACTATCGAAGAGTCTGGTATTACTATGGATGCTTTTGAAACAATCGATGGTCAACATGACCCAAGTTTATCTAACACGAATGTAGAATGGATGCAAGAGAACATGAATCGTGTTGAATATGAACCACGCAAGTCTAAAAGAAAGACTGCGGTAAAAAAGAAAAACTTAGAAAACTTTACTGAATGAAAATAGCATTACTGAATGATACCCATGCGGGTGTCCGAGGTGATATGGAAGCAATGGCCAAATACCAAGGTCGTTTCTATGAAGAGATATTCTTCCCATACCTCGAAGAAAACGATATCAAACATATTATTCACTTAGGTGATTACTTCGATAGAAGAAAGTATGTTAACTTTGCCAGTCTAAAGGCAAACAGAGAACACTTTATTGAACCATTAATAGAGAAAGGTATTTCTATGGACTTGATTATAGGTAATCACGACACTTATTATAAGTCTACAAATGATGTCAATGCACCACAACTTTTACTATTCAATGAGGCAAACATAAATGTCATTACAGAACCTTGTGTAAATGAATACGATGGTTTTAATATTGCAATGGTACCTTGGATTAATCCTGAAAACTATGCTGATACTGTAGACTTTTTAAGAACTGCAGAGGCAAGTTGGTGTATGGGTCATTTCGAATTCGAGGGTGCCTTGATGATGCCAGGTATGACATGTCAACATGGATTTGACCACTCTTATGTAAAGAGATTTGAAAAAGTTTTATCAGGTCATTTTCACCAGAAATCAGAGTTTGCAAATATCAGATATCTAGGAAGTCAGATGCAATTTACTTGGTCAGATTATGGAGACCAAAAGTATTTTCATATCTTTGATACTGATACACAAGAACTAACACCAGTTTTGAATCCTTTAACAATGTTTGAAAAGGCATTCTATGATGATACAGAAGAAACTTTTGAGAGTATTGCCAATGCAGATTACAGTCAGTATGCAGGTAAGTTTACAAAAGTTATTGTAGTTAATAAAGACAACCCTTATTGGTTTGATACTTTCTTAGACAAGATTCATGCAGAGAATCCTTTACATGTATCAGTTGTTGATGATAACAAACATATGGACTTCTTTGAAGATGAAGATATCGAAGATGTAGAAGACACTCTTACCATATTATCAAAGTATGTTGATTCATTAGATATACAAGGAAAGAAAAAACCACTTAACGATATTATGTCTTCGTTGTATAATGAAGCACTTGATGAACACACTTACTTATGATTACATTTAGGAATATAAAGTATAAAAATTTACTTTCTTCTGGTAATACATTTACCGAAATACAACTAGACAAAACAAATACTACACTTATTCTTGGTGAGAATGGTGCAGGTAAATCTACATTACTTGATGCATTATGTTTCGCAT